TTATAATAACTGTTTATTAATTAGTTTTCAATTTGGAAATGTGGACCATCTTTAAATGTTTTCCAATCTCCGCCCCAAGTTATAATGTAACCTAATTTTCTAGCAACTCTTTTTATGCAGTCAGCAACTTCTTTATAATATTTAAAATCCCAAGTTACTTTTCCATCTATCCATACAGCTATATCAACTGCTTTTCCTTTCAAATGATAGCTTTTTAAAGTCTTAGATTTTCCTTGAGCAACTAACTCTATTTGTCTTTTCATTGTTCTTATTCCTTCAGTTATAGAAAAATCATAAGGACTTTCTTTAATAGCCACATTCATTAAGTTTTGTAGCCTTATATCTACTGTTTCAAGTTTTGATTTACTTCTTTCAGAAAATTTATACATTTTCATCATCTCCTTAAAAAAACGACCTTGTAATAAGTCATATAACACATTTAAAAAGAGGTAGCTATACTAAACTACCTCTAATTTTTTAATTCCATTCTATTTTTTCTAAATCTTCAACTGTCTTAGCTTTTTCAATTTCAATAAATATTGCTGTATACTTATTTTGAGCAGTTATAACTTTTAAAATCCATTTAAGGTATACTTGATTTATATCTCCTAAACTTATATCAGCTACAGAGTTATCTTGAAGTCTCCATTTTGTATTTAAAGATTTTAAGAACTCTTTTAATTTTCCTGATTTCATCACATTTTTTAACTTTTCTTCTAAATCTGGAGTAACAGTAATTTCTAAATCACGTAAAGCTTCTTTTAAAATTTCTATATCTGTTGTTTCTGAAGCTATGTCTAATGCTATTTTTACTCTTATGAAATTAATTTCATCATAATCTCTCATTTGAAAAACTTTTCCTTTATATTCAAAACTTCCAAATAGTTTTTCTAGTAAGATAGCTTGAAACTTATGTTTAAAAGTTTTCTTTACTCCACTCATATCAATATCCCATTCATGAGTGTTGATATTCCAAGTATGATATGGTGTTGGCTGAGGTACAGTTATAAGTTTTTTGTTTTCTATGTATTCACCTTGATTTAATTGAACTTCTATTCCTTCTTCAATCAACTCTTGTCTTGTCATCTCTCTTATTGTATTGGTTGAAGAATCATAAGTTGCATTTTTAAATGCTTCGTTTCTTTCAATAACTATATAATTATTTGGATCTAAATCAGGATAATCTAAAAATAAATTATTATCCATAAAGTTTTTTACTTCATCAGCAGTTAAATTTACAGTGAATACAACTTGTGATTTTTTATCTTTTGTGTAAATGAAAAACATAATATCTCTCCTTTTATTTTTGAATAGATTTTCAAATTTATTAACTTTTTATAGTTTTAAATAGAAATATTTTAAATTAAACTAGAATATTGCTCTAAGAAGTATAAATTTCCACCATTGTTTATAACTTTTAAAGTCTTGTTTGTCGCATTATATCTAATTTCTATTCCATTAAATCTCAAAATATCATTGTTTGATTGAAATATAGTTCTAAATAAAAAACACATTCTTTCTTTTCCAGATTGAACAGCTGTTCCAACACCTAATCCAAAAAAATACCAATTTTCATTTATAGCAATAGATGTAGTTCCATCAGGAACCAATGACCCACCATTATAAAAAAGTAAGATTGTTTTTCTTGTTAGATTTTCCAATCTCTTACGATTTTCCCAGATTGAAAGTTCCTCGAATTTTACATCAGGGACACTAATCTTTCTGTTTTGAGTTTCTTTACAGATATAAAACTTCTTGTTTGCTGGAAAATAATAAACATTTCCTTGTATTGCTTCATTCAATGGGAATTTTCCATCCTCTTTTCCAACAGCAGCAACAACTCTATCTTCAATCTCCTGTGCTGTTCCTTTGTATTCCCCATTTTGAGTATAATTTTCTTCAAGATATTCTTTATTAATCCAAGTATTTTTTCCACTCCAATTTATTATAGTTGCATCAGAGTTTGTTACTTCCATTCTAATATCTATTTCAAAAGCTATCACACTATCAGTTTTAGCAGGAATATATTGAGCATTATCTTCATTGCAGTACCAATACAAACAGCCATTAGAACTACTGTCATTTACATAAATCCCTATCTCTTTCAGATAAAAACCTTGTGTTATATCATCATTAGTTATCTGAATTGTTAGATTAATAGCATTATTTTCTTGTTCTTTTTTTAATATTCTTACATCTTTTTTGTATGAAATAAGAGATGTTTGATTCTTTGGATTTTGTCCACTTACGACAGCACCATCTCCTATTTCTACTTTTAAAAATTCTACAGCTAATTCATTTGCAAGCCTAGTTGCTAAATAGTCAGCACCTTTTTTTGTAAGTCCTCTAAAAGCCATTTAAACCTCCTTTTTTAATCTATAAACTAAAGTATTATTAAATACTTTTTCTCCAACTAGATTAGTTAGTCTATTATTTTCTTTTAAAACTTTTTTAGCTTTATAAATTACTATACTCATTACATTAATTTTCTCAGATTTTCTTGGAATTACATTAACTACTCTTAATTCTAAGTTAGCTGGAATCATAGGTCTTAATTCTTTGTATATACTGTAATCAAAATCATTAAATTCCTCTTGTTTTTCTAATCTAATATCTAATTCATATTTATCATTAAATAAGATTGGAATAGCTTTTGTCTTAACATTTTGATAATAAGTAATTAAAAATTCTTCTAACCATCTCCAAGTATATGGAAGAGTAGCATTCCATTTTATATAAACTCTCAATTGTCTATCTTTTAAATTATCAGTTGCCTTAGGATAAATGTTCATCATTTTTTCAAATTTAGATATTCCTAAAACATCTGTAGAAAATATAAAACCATTATTAAAACTTCTTCTAATTTCATTCCAAAGTTTTGTTAAATCTATATTTTCAATATTAAAAATAGCTTGTATTTCTTTATATTGCTGCATAAAATCAGGTAAATTCTCATATAAATTAACATCTTTAAAGTTGGACATAATTTCCATCTCCCCACACTGGAACTTTAAAAGAGTCTAGTGTAAAGTTTTGAGCATATCCATTTACCTTAGTTTCCTGAATATCTATAATATTAGGATTTAATGCTAAAATTCTTGATTCTATTATTGATGTTCTGACAATTATCTTTTCTGATTCTTTGAATTGTTTTCTTAACTCTAAAAGATATGCTTTTAAAGCTTTATCAATATCAGCTTTTATATTAGCAACAGATAAATCTTTTAAAGTTAATTTTGTAGCAATGTAAATTTTTTCTTGTGTTGGAGTATCAACTGTAACTATATGCCCTATTGGAGCTAAACCTTTCCCTGTTTGGTCTTTAGTTGGGTCTAACACTTCTTGAATTTTAGAAATTAAAGATGTAGAAGCTATGTTAAATTCACTATCTAAAATAGTTACTCTTACTGTTCCTCCACCTTTCCAAACAGGTGTTACTTTAACTACTCCTACCCCAGCTTGTGCCATAGTTTTTTCTTCATAGTCTTTTATATTTCCACCATAAGCCTGTAGATTAAAACTATCTAAATATCTTTGCCTTATACTTTCAGTTTCTTCTTCATCTTCACCAGGAATAAGCATTTCTGTTATTTTTGCTGATGTTAATCCAGGAACATAGTCTATTGGAACTAAGTCTCCTACAGAACCATTAGGTTCTTCTCCATAAGTTTCACACTCTAACATATATTCAAAAGTTCCAGTATGTAATTTTTTTATAACTATATAATTATAGATATCCAAACTAAATCTACTTCCAATAGGAATATCCATATTAAAGATACCTTTATATACTCCAACACTTGCAGCTTTTGGTTTTATTCCTCTTTCTGCTGCTCTCCTTATTAAAAACTCTCTACTTGCTGTATCTCCAAATGTTTCTTGATAATATTCAGCTATTGTTAAATACATTTGAGCTTCTTCTAAAGAGTTTCCAGCTGTAGCATCAAATACTATTGAACCTTCACGAGTATCAATATCTTTTGGTACTCTACTTAATTTATCATTCAATAGATTTTCATAAGCCTTATCTTCAAACATTATCCTACTTTCACCTCCTTAGCTATTTCAACATCGCCATAAATTGTTTTTGCTGTAAAAGTCATTGCTAAACTTTCTCTTTTTTTCGTATCATCAAATAAAAAAGACTCTACAGCAATAATTCTTTCATCTTGCAATAAAGCCTCTGATACTCTTGATACTAATTCAACTTTACAATAACTTTTAGATTTTCCAAACAAGTCCTTTAATTCAATCCCATAGTTCCAACTATAAATTGGATATTGATATCTCTCAGTATTTAAGATTTTATAAATAGCTTGTTTCATAGCTTCTTGTCCATCTGTTTTACCTGTGATTTTATTTCCAAATATGGCCATTTTATAAGTTTTAGTTGGAATAGCTTCTACTTCTGATTTTATTTCAACTCTATCATTTCTAACTGGTAGCATTATATCCACTCTCCTTCAACAATAGGGTCATCTATTCTATCTAAAATATAATAGAGTTGTCCTCCATCTTGTCTTATTAATACAACTTTTTCTCCTTTTTTCAGTGAATAGTGCATCATAATTTTTTTACGACCTTTATATTCGTGTTCATGGTCTATTGGAATAACATTTTTCCCTGCTCCAGGATGATTATGAGATGTATCCCAAGATCCATAAATACTATCAGTGCTGTGTTGAACTGTAATATCCACATAATAATCTCTTACTAAATGAGACAACATTAATTGACTAGCATTTATAACTTTTTTCTGGTCTATTCTTATCTTAAGAGGGTCAACACTTTCAACTGTACCAAATTCTAGTTTAGATAGTTTTGAATTTTCTAACATATTAGAAACTATTTTTTTAATTGCTTCTATCATTCAATATCAGCTCCTCTCAATTTTAAATCCATAAAATGTTCATCCTTATTAAAAGTATGCTTTACACTTTCAACAAGCATATAATTACTAACCTTAATGTCTCCTAAGTCTAATTTTACAACTATACTTACTCCAGCTCTAACTTTTACATTACCAAAGACATTTTTAATAGATAAACTTTTAAATTTTCTATTATAAAGCTTTAGTAGTGAATCAGCTTTTACCTGTGGATTTTCTTTTTCATCTACTCTATCATAGTATTGTAAAATTCCCCATTTCTCATAGGTATGATTTTTTATTTCTGCTTCTGTGTTAGGAGATAAAAATATTTCTCTTACTCCCTTTTCTTTATTTTCTCTAGTTAATTTTATCTTATTATATGTTTTATCTATAGATGAACTATATGAAAAATTTTCTGAAATAGTTTCATCTATAAATATATCTTCATTCAATTTTAGATTTTCAACATCTTTTAAAGTTATTTTCCCAAAATTATCATAAATAACATATAATCTTTCTGTGTTTTGTAAGGTTAAATTTAGAGCAGTTAAAATAACATCAAATAAAGCAACATTATCTTCCAATCTTTCACTAATAACATATTGAGTATCTTCTATTTCTCCATAACTTAATCT